CCGCGGCGTACGCCATCTTCGGGCGCGGGGCGAAGGCCCTGGGCGGGCTGCTCGCTGAGGGCGGCGCCGGCATCAAGGCGATGGCGCAGAAGGCCCACGATCTCGGCCTCGTCATGTCGGAGGAGTAGGTCCGCAAGGCCGACACCTTCGGCGACAGCCTCACCACGCTGAGCGCCATCATCGCCAGCTTCAATCGCGCCATCGGGGAGCCGCTGATCGACGCCCTGCAGCCGCTGCTGGACGCCTTCGAGGCGTGGTGGAAGGTGAACAACAAGCTCGTGAAGCAGAAGGTGGGGGAGTGGGCGAAGGGCCTGGGCAAGGCCATCGACGCCATGGCGAAGGTGGTGGTCTGGCTCACCGAGAGCACCGAGGGACTGGTGAAGGCGCTCGAGCTGCTGGCCGTGGTGCTGGCCTCCTACTTCTTCGCCTCGCTGCTCATCGCCAACGGCGGCCTGCTCGGGTTGCTCATCAACATGACGCTGAACACCATCGCCGCCGGGATGCTGGGCGCCTCCATGGTGGCCTCGGCTGCGGCCTCAGCTGCCGCGTGGCTCGCCGCGGCGGCGCCCGTCATCCTCCTTACCGCGGCGCTCGTGCTGGCTGCGCTGCTCGCCGAGGACGTCTACGTCTACCTCACCGGCGGCGACTCGATGATCGGCGCGATGATCAACAGCTGGAAGGACTTCGGCCGCGCCTGGCTCGAGGATGACTCCGAGGACTGGTGGCTCCTCACCGCCCTGAAGGCCGCGCTGTGGATGATCACCGATCAGATTCCCCAGGCGTGGGAGGACCTCAAGAAGTCCTTCGGCAGCTTCACCGGGTGGAAGGACATGCTCTTCGGCCCGGGGTCGAGCGCGCGCGAGGGTCTGCCCGTCAGCGACGCGAGCGCCACGCCCCAGGGGACCGCCGCCGCCGGCCGCAACTACGTGATGGCGCCGCAGCTCCACGCCGGTGGCATCGTCATCAACGCGGCCCCCGGGCAGTCGGCCAAGGAGGTCGCCACCGAGACGACGAAGGCGATGGACGAGTGGTGGTACGGCATCACCAGCGCAGCGCTCCCGGTCGCGAGGTAGCCCATGGTGCAGCGGGTCGTCATCGAGTCCCCCAACCGTCGCTCGGACGTCGAACCCGGCACCCCGAGGATCGCCGACGAGTGGAGCGTCGAACTGGACGCCACCCTCACCGAGAAGCACACGGGGACGGTGGAGGTGACGCGCTACCCGGTCGAGTCGGGCGTCTCCCCCACCGACCACGCGCGCGAGAACCCCGACAAGCTGCAGCTCGAGGGGGTGCTAACCAACACACCCCTCGGCGCTGAGGAGCAGAACGCCCGCGGCATCACGAAGGACCGCGACAGCAGCCAGGGCGCGCCCCGGGCCGCCGGCTACGCGCAGCAGGAGTACGCGAAGCTGCTCGCCATGAAGAGCGCGAGGGACGGGCTGACGATCACCGGGCCCTGGCGCGTCTACAAGGACATGGTGATGACCAGCCTCGACGCCAGCCGGCAAGGCAAGGTGGGCGACGCCATCAGGTTCACTGCATCCTTCGAACAGGTGCGCTTCGTCCAGAACCAGGTCACCCAACTCAAGAAGACGGCCGTGCCCGAGAAGACCTCGCAGAAGGCCGTGCAGACCAAGAAGCCCACCGAGCCGCCGAAGCCTGAGGAGACGGCGAAGGTCCGCACCAGCGTGCTGAAGTTCGGCGGCAACAAGGCCAGCTTCACCACCGAGGGCAGCGGCATCATGCGCCCCTGAATACCTGTCCAGCGGCTGAAATCAGGCGCGGCCGGTATGGTTTGGACATGGGCGACGAGAAGCGGAAGACGTTGACGGTTGGAAAAGTGATCCTCGCGGTCGTGCTGGCTTGCTGCATCTTCTCGGCCCTATCCGTGGCGACGGGCTCGGGTGCTCGATCGAAGAGCCAGGCGGTCGCGGCGCCGCAGCCTCCCATCACCGAGAGCTGCGCGGAGCTGGCGCGGAAGTTCGACCCCTCATCGAAGCTGAGCGAGCTGCAGAAGGTCGAGCTCTGGAAGGCCTACGAGGGGCGGGAGTTCCGGTGGTCGATGGTCCTGGTGAACGCCGATGAGGCGCCATTCGGCGACGGGCTGTCGACGCAGTGGAAGTGCCAGGGCTCGCACTCCCTCGTCTCCGACGTCCTTGTCTCCGCCGGCAAGGAGTGGCGAACGTCGATCCTCGAGATGAAGAAGGGCGACCTCTACGAGATCCACGGACGCCTCCGCCGCAGCTCTACCCTCCTCGGGCTGACCGCAGACATCCTGAGGTGACTCGCGGTAGGGTGCGCGCATGGCCGCGCTCCTCCCCATCACCGCCCAGGGTGCGCAGTTCTCCGTCGTGACCGAGCTCGACTCCGTCGCCTACTCGTTCGACTTCCGCTGGAACCACCGGGACAGCGGCTGGTACCTCACCCTGGGCGACGCGGAGGGCACCCCGCTGGCGCACGGCATCCGGGTGGTGCTGGGGCCCGACCTGCTGGCGATGTTCCCCGGCCGCGAGGGCTTCCCCGCCGGCGTGCTGGTGGCGGTCGACAGCTCCGGGCAGGAGCTCGAGGCGGCCCAGGATGACCTCGGCAGCCGGGTGAAGCTGTACTACCTCAGCCCGGCCGACCTCGCGTGAGCCGCCTCTACGACAGGCGCGTGGTGCTCGTCGTGGGCAAGGTGGGGGCGGACCCGAAGGCCGAGTTCATCGAGGCGCTGCGCATCAGCGACCTGCGCGTCACCTTCAAGGTGGAGAAGACCGACAAGCCGGAGCCGAACAAGGCGGACATCGCGGTCTACAACCTCAGCGCCCAGTCGCGCGCCGCGCTCGAGGGCAAGGGGACGCCGGTGCTGCTGCTGGCCGGGTACGCCGATGGGGACAACGTCAGCCAGGCCTTCGCGGGCGAGGCGCGCATCATCGACTCGACGAAGGCCGGCGTGGACTGGGTGACGCGCATCCAGTGCGGCGATGGGGAGCGCGCCTACTGCACCGCCCAGGTGAACGAGTCGGCGCAGCCCGGCGCAGCGGTCAAGGACATGGTGATGAAGCTGGCCAAGTCGCTCGTCAAGGACCCGGGCAACGCGCTCCAGAAGGCGAACGAGATCACCAGGCAGTGGGCAGCGGGCTACGCAGCGCACGGGAACGCGGCGGCCGAGCTCTCGCGCCTGCTTGAGGCCGAGGGCTTCCAGTGGAGCGTGCAGGATGGCCGGCTGGAGATCCTCCGGGCCACCGAGTTCACCGCCGACATGGGGCCGCTCTTCACGCCCAGCTCAGGGCTCATCGGCACGCCGACGCTCGGGACGCCCGAGAAGGTGACGCAGCCCGGCCAGGTCGCGGCCCAGACGTGGAAGGTGAAGGTGCTGCTCGAGCCCCGCGTGCGGCCCGGACAGCGCTTCGAGGTGGAGCGCACGGTCAGCACCGACGGCAGGCCCGTGAAGCGGGAGCAGTTCCGCGCGCGCAAGGTGCACCACCTGGGCGACACCCACGGCGCCGACTGGGCCACCGAGATCGAGGCCACCCAGCTATGACCTACTCCCCCACCCTGGCGCAGGTGCTGGACGCGGCCCTCACCCGGCGCCAGGGCGAGCTGCACACCGCCCTGCCCGGCCGGGTCGAGTCCTACGACGCGGAGAAGCAGGTCGCCGACGTACAGCCGCTGGTGCAAGCGCTTGCACTGGCCGAGGACGGGACGCGGTCGGCCGTCTCCCTGCCGGTGCTGCCGGCGGTGCCGGTGGTCTTCCCGGGCGGCGGGGGCTACCGGGCCACCTACCCGCTGGCGAAGGGCGACACGGTCCTCCTCGTCTTCGCGGAGGCCTCGCTCGATGCCTGGCAGCCCCGCGGCGGCGTGGTGGCCCCGCCCGACACGAGGCGGCACCACCTGGCCGACTGCGTCGCCATCGCTGGCCTGCACGACGACGCGCACGCCTGGACCGGCGCGGCCACTGACGCGGCGACGTGGGGCAAGGACGGCGGGCCGCAGGTGGTGGCCCGAAGCGGCGGCATCGAGCTCGGCGGTGACGCGGCCAACCCGCCCACCGAAGTGGCGGTGCTGGGGTCGACGTACCTCGACGACGAGGGCTCGATGCTTGACGACCTGCTCCAGCGGCTGGCGAACATGGCCACGGCGCTGGTGGCTGCGTCGGCCAGCCTCGCGACGGCGGCCACGGCCAACGCGGTGCCGATGGTGGGCGGGGGGATGGCGCTGGCGCCCCTCACCGTCGTGGTGCAGCAGCTCGGCTCGGTCGTCGCTGAGCTGACCACGGCGGTCACCACCATCACCGAGTTCCGGGCGAAGGACGCGACGCACCGCGCCCAGAAGGTGAAGCTCCAATGAAGCTGGTCGTCGAAGCCTGGGAGCGGTTGAGGGCCGACGCCTTCGCCAGAGCGACGCGCGCGGCCGTGACGGAGGGCATCGACGGTGCGGAGCAGGTGCCGCCCGCCGTGGCCCCGTCGCTCTGGACCGAGGCGATGGAGCCCGGCATCCGGGCCGGGGCCTACGCCATGTACCGGGCGCTGCTCGTCACCATGCCGTGGGTCGACTTCGTGCCTGGCGGCGGGTGGAGCATCTACAGCGCTATCCACACGCAGCCGCAGTACCGGCGCCTCCCCTGGGGCGATTGGGAGATCCGGGGCTTCCTCGCAGGAGGATCTATTCCTGGCACCATCCTCACCCTGCCAGTCGAGGCGCGTCCGCGCTACGCGACCAACCTCCCCTGCCTCTGCAACGCGGGCTCGGCGCGCATCGAGATCAACTCGGCGGGTGCCGTCTCGGTGCAGGCGGGCGACGACAACGCCTTCCTGTCACTGGACGGGGTGCGCTGGTCCACGCAGTGACGTAGGGTGGTGCCCATGAGCCTCGTCCCTTCGCCCTTCAGTCGCATGACCGGCGCCGCCGTCTCGGGCCTCGTGTCGACGGTGGCGCAGCAGATTCAGGGCCTCAAGACGTTCGTCGCCGGCATCATCTCGCCGTCTGTCGCGAACACCAACGGCACGGGCGCGTCGGACGTGTGCGTGAAGGTCGGGACGACGACGGCGGACGGCTCGGTGAATGGGGCCGCGAAACTGCTCAGTGTGCGCGCGGGCATCGGCGGGAGCGAGATAGAGAGCATCAACTTCTTGAAGGGCGGCTATATGGCTGGCGCGGGTGGCGGCGCGACCATGCTGCTGTCGTCTGTCGCGCAGTTCGCACAGGGCGCCAACCTCATCAGAATCGACGGCACGCACATCCTCTTCGGCTCTGGCCTCGGGTGGCTGTTCAAGATGTCGGCTTCGGGCGAGTGGCTCATCTACGGCACCGACTCCAGCGCCAGTCCGGGCGCGGCTACCATCAACAAGCCCACAGGCATCAGCGCCATCGCAGGCGGCGCGACCTCGGTTGTCATCACCAACAGCATCGCCACCACGACGATGCGGGTGAACATCACATGGCTCGGCGACCTCGGCGCGCAGTCGAAGGTGCCATGGGTGACGCGCGCCGCCGGAAGCTTCACCGTCAACGTCGGCACCGCGCCAGCGGGCGCAGTCGCCTTCTCGTGGGAACTCGCAGCCATCTTGTAGCCCGGAGCCACCATGCCCACCCCCAAAGCCCTCGCCACCAGCGTCGCGACCACCCTCTTCGGCCAGAACGCCGCCACCTTCCGCAGCGAGTTGGGCGTGGCCATCAACACGCTCAACGACCTCGCCGCGCTGCATGACAAGGCCACCGCCGACTCGACCGTGACGACGACGCAGACGCAGGTCTTCATCGACCAGCGCGACGCGCTCGTGGTGCAGCGGTTTCAGGCGTGGCTCGCTGCGAATCCCTGAGGCTGAGCCATGGCTGACTCGCGCACCATCCTCATCACCGACGCCAGCGGCCCTGTCCTCGGGGCCGTGCCTTCGACGGCGGTGCTGCTCTGCTGCGACACGCTGGGCAACGCGCTGGCCGTACCTACGCTCGTCGAATTGGGCGATGGCCAGTACAAGGTGGACGTGTCGGACGCCTACGAGGCGCTCGGCGTCGTCGTCCTCATCGACTGCGGCACGGACCGGGAGCCCAGGCACGTCACGCTGGCCTGCTACAAGGCCGACAACAGCAACCAGTTCTGGGCGTTCCATGTCAACCAGTCGAGCAGCCCGGCGCTCTGGAATGACGCCGCGATTCCACCGACGGTGGGCAGCTACCGGGCCGCCTCGGGCGCCTCGCGCACGGCTCCGGCGCTGCTGGACGTCTACGGCGGGGGCGTCTGGCTCGCGGTGCCGAGCGCGGCGGACGTCGCGGCCGACGTGTCGATCCGAATCAACGGGCCATCGGGCAGCGCGCAACCGTACTGGTACGGGTCAACCGAGCCGGTGGTGACGGCTGGCAGCGACGCGACGCCGCCGGTGGTGACGCTCGTCTCGCCGCCGACGTCGCAGCCGCTCTCGCAGGGCACCATCCTCACCATCGACGTCACCGACAACATCGCGCTGAGGCGCGCCTTCATCAGCGCCCGCTTCGCAGGCCGGGGCATCGAGGAGGTGGTGCACGCCGGCGACCGCTTCTCGGCGCTCTACGCCACCAGCAGCCGCACCGCCATCGCCGGGGGCTACCGCTACTCGGTGCAGCGCGCGGGCGGCTGGCCTGAGGCGCCCACCCTCGACGTCTACGCGCTCGACACCTCGGGGCTGGAGGCCTGATGCCCGTCTCGTTCTCGTGGAGCCTCTCGCTGGACACGCCCCTGACGCCGACGGCCGCGCCCGCCTCCGTCGACTCGGCCTTCCGTGACTTCGCCCTCGGGCCGGATGACGACCTGCTACTGAGCGGCGGCGACCTCGTGCCCGTGTCGGGCGTCGAGGGCATCGCGAGCGACCTCCGCAGCCGGCTTCAGACCTTCATCGGCGAGTGCTTCCTCGACGTGGGCCTGGGCATCCCGTGGCTCCAGAAGGTGCTCGGCCGCAAGCCCAGCCCGGGCGAGTTGTCCGCCATCTTCCGCGAGGCCATCCTCGGCACGCCCGGGGTGGCCACCGTCGACAGCCTCGACACCAGCACCGCCGGGCGCACCCTCAGCATCCGCTTCAAGGCCCGGACCGCCACGGGCGCAGCCCTCAGTGCGGCTCTCGGCGTCGACCTCGGAGGTGCGTGATGCCTGCCCCGTATGGAGTGACTTCCACCGGCTTCAACGCGAAGACGCTCGCGGAGGCCCGGGACACCGTCGTCGCCAGCGTGCGCGGGGTGTTCGGCAGCGCGGCCAACGTCGACAGCCGCAGCCGCCTCGGGCAGCTGGTCGACATCTTCGCCGAGCAGCTCTCGGACCTCTGGCAGATGGCGCTCGCCGTGGCCGGCGGCCTCAACCCGTGGACCGCCACCGGCGCGTCGCTCGATGCCGTGTGCGCCCTCACCGGCACCACGCGCCTGCCCGCGTCCTACTCGACCGTCACCCTCGCCTGCCTCGGCACGCCGGGCACCGTCCTCGCCTCGGGGCGCCGCGTGTCGGCCACGGGCAGCGGCAACCTCTTCGAGACGACCGCCGGAGCGACGCTTGCGGGCGCATCAGCCTGGGCCGCCTCTACCAGCTACGCCCTCGGGGACGTGCGCAGCGCCAGCGGCGTGCTCTGGTACGTGACGACGGCGGGCACTTCGAGCACCGTCGCACCGTCCGGCGCAGGGCCCTATGTGGACGGCACCTGCACCTGGTCACGCCTCGGCACGGCTTCGGGCTTCGCGCTGGTGGCCGCCCGGGCGACCGTCACCGGCCCCGTGCAGGGCTACGCGGGCACGCTGGCCACCATCGAGACGCCCGTGTCGGGCTGGGCAGGCGTCGTCAACCCGCTCGATGCGGCGGCCGGGCGCAACGCGGAGCTGGACAGCGAGCTCCGGCTGCGGCGTGCGCAGGAAATCGCCTCCATCGGCACCTCTCCGCTGGACGCCATCCGCGCCGAGCTGCTGCGCACCACCGGCGTGACGACGGCCACCGTCTTCGAGAACTGCACCGACGCCACGGTCGACGGCATCACCCCGCACGCCATCGAGGCCCTCGTCGAAGGCGGCACCGACGCGGCCGTGCGCGCGACCCTCTTCGCCGCGGTGGCCGGCGGCATCGAGACGGTCGGCGGCGTGAGCGGCTCGGTGTCCGACTCGCAGGGCAACCCGCACACCCTCAAGTTCTCCCGGCCGGCGGCGATCAACATCTACGCCACGCTGGCCATCACCAAGGACGCCGCCGCCTACCCGCTCGACGGCGACACCCAGGTGAAGGCGGCCATCACCGCCGCCGGCAACCTGCGCGGCCTCGGCATCGACGTGGTGGCGGCGCGCCTGGTGGCTGACGTCTTCGCCGCCGTGCCCGGGGTGCTGGACGCCTCCTGCCTCATCGGCACCGCGCCCTCGCCGGGGAGTTCGACGACGGTGGCCATCAGCCTCCGGCAGCGCGCGGCCTTCGACACCTCGCGCATCAACGTCACGTCCGTCTCCGGGGTGCCCTGATGCTGGCGCACGTCCTCGACCTGGCGGTGCGCGCGAAGGCCCGCGTGCTGGGCCAGTACCAGAAGGCCACCCGGCTGGTGGCGCTGGCTGGCGAGGTGGGTGGCTGGGCGCAGGAGCTCGAGGACGCGCTCTGGGCGCTCGGCCAGGCCACTACCATCGACGGGGCCACGGGCATCTGGCTCGACCGGCTCGGGGCGCTGGTGGGTGAGGAGCGCGGCGGGGCGAGCGACGCCGACTACCGCGGCTTCATCCGCGCGCGCATCAGGGCGCTGCGGAGCTCGGGGCGGGTCGAGGACCTGCTGGCGGTGCTGACCGCATGGAGCAGCCGCTTCTACGTCGTCGTGCAGAAGTTCCCCGCGGGCGTCGAGGTCTCCATCGGCGACACCACCACCGAGGCCGAGGCCGCCCGCGTGCAGCGGCTGGTACGTGGTGCCCGGTCCGCCGCCGTCGGACTCATGCTGCGCTACGACGCGGTCGACCCGGGCGACACCTTCACCTTCGCCACCGGCTCGTCGCGGCAGATCGACTCGGCCCTCGGCACGGGCGACACCACCAACGTCACAACCGGCGGACACCTCGCGGGCGCCGTGCGCGCCTAAGGAGACAGCACCATGGCAGCGAAACCCTCGACTCTCCCTGAGTGGGCCTCCGGCGGCGCCGCCGCGGTGACTGAGCCCCTCCTCGCCGAGAAGCAGCTTGGCTGGCAGGTGGCGGAGCGCCCGCCGGCTCAGTGGTGGAACTGGTGGATGAAGCTGGTCTGGCAGTGGACCATCTGGCTCAAGGAGTTCGAGGACACAGCCCACTCCTGGGGCGCGGCGCAGACATTCGACGCCTCGAGCATCTTCAACGCGGGCGTCACCTTCGCCGACACCGTATGGGTGACGGGAGACAGCACCTTCGAGGGCATGGTGGAGCACCGCGACCTCCTGTACCTCAACCCGCCCGACGCCTTCACCGAGTCCATCTACGGGCCCTCGGTCGCCGCCGGCCGCCGCCTCATCCTCCGCTGGCAGGTGCAGGCCTCGCCGACCGTCTACGTGCGGCTCTATGCCGCGCCTCCGCGTGCTGGGGCTCTCAACGGGTTCGGCGCGGGGCTCGAGGCCACCTACAACGCCTCGTGGAACGGGACTGTCTGGACCCGTGACTCGACCAGCTACATGGCCGGGCGCGTGGCCCTCGGGCAGGGGGTGATGGTCTACCAGCAGTTCACTGGCGGCTCGGACGCGAGCTGGATTCCCCAGATGCAGGTCGGTGGGCAGGATGCAGGCGTCGGCGTCGTGGGCGTCGGCTATGGGGGTGGCCCTCGCGACATGCTCCTGTTCAACGCGAGCGGGCAGATCTTCGTCGGCACCGAGCAGGCGCAGAACGCGTGGACCAACCTGGTGCTCTCGGCCAACATCGCGGCGGTGGGCGGCGGCTTCTCGGTGCCGCGCTTCCTCCGCGACAGCAACGGGTTCGCCCACCTCACCGGCCTGGCGCAGGCAACCACCACCATCACCAGCACCACGCAGATCGCCACGCTGGACGCGAGCTGCCGGCCCGACAGCTTCATCCGCGTCGACCTCGGGAACGTGGGCGCCGCCACCGGCTGCTGGCTGCGGCTCGACCCCGCGGGCCCGGTGACGCTGAACTTCTCGTCCGGCTCGGTCTCCCCCGGCGCGCAGATTCCGTTCGACGCCGTCCGCTTCAAGGCGGTGTAGGCCTGCATTTCGCCCCTGCCGCAGCTGATGCGGCGGGGGTAAGTCTTGGCCATGGCCGCCGTGTGTTCTGCCCTCCTCGCTCTCACCACCCTCGCTGCCGCCGTCTGGGCGCTCTCGGAGAGGTGAATGTGTCGGACGACGCCATCTGCCATCGCCCGGACTGCCCGCTCCACGCGACGATGGAGGAGCGCGTGACGGCGCTCGAGCGCGACATGACGGACGTCGTCAGCCGGCTCGACGCCCACGACAGGCGCTTCATCCGCCTCGAGCTGACGCTCGGCCGCCTGCTCGATTCAGCCACTGCCCAGTCGCTACTGATGCAAGGCGTCGACCGGAAGCTGGACGCCCTCGTCGCGGGCGCGGCGAAGCGGGAGCGCGACGATGGGTGACATCACCATTCCGCCAGAGCTCGCCGGATACGCTGGGCTGCTCTTCATCGGCTACGTCTCGAAGTGGGGGCTGGACAAGCTCTTTCGAGCACCCGAGAAGGCCGACGCGCTGCGCCTGCAGGCCGAGACGGAACGCAAGGCCAGCGAGGCGAAGGCTGAGACTGAGCGCAAGACGACCGAGGCCGAGTGGCGCGCCGAGATGCGCTCCGACATGAAGCGCCTCCTGGACGGCCAGTCCTCGCTCAGTAGTTCCCAGGCGCTCCAGGCGAAGGACATCTCCACCATTCAGGGCAACCTCGCCGCCCTCGACAAGCGGCAGGACAACCAGGCCACTGCCCACCTCGCGGCCATCTCGAGCCTCCGCTCCGAGTTCGAGGCGAAGCTGCAGGCGCGGAGCACGCCATGACGCTCGCCGAGTGGTGCCCGCCCGAGGCCTGGTGGCACGTCACCGCGCCGCTCACCTGTGGCTCGAACCTCCGCGGGGCCGCGCTCCTCAACCGCATCATCGACCAGTTCGAGGTCGAGGCGAACCCGCGGTACAGGGCCGGAAAGACGACCTACTGCAACGTCTGGACGAACGACCTCACCCGCGCCCTCGGCTGCGAGGTGGCCCAGACGGAGCAGTCCAGCCGCGGCCTCATCGAGCTCGATGCCAACGCCATGGTGGCGTGGCTCGCCGGGCCCCGCGGCCGGGCCCACGGCTGGACCGAGTGCAAGCAGTCCACCGCCCGCATGGCCTGCGATGTCGGCTACCCCGTCGTGGCGACCTGGCTGAACATCGGCGGGATCGGCCACATCGCCCCGGGCGCACCGGCCCCCGACGGCGCCGTCGATGACGGTCGCCTGTGGCTCGCCAACGTCGGAGCGAATAACTTCCGCCTGGGCCCGCTCGCGAAGGCCTTCGGGGTCCGCCCCTGCCGCTTCTTCACCCATACCTGAGGTGCATCGTGTTCCGAATGCAAACGCTTGCACACCGCCTCACCTACTGGCTGCTGGCCGTCGGTTTCTTCGCGGCCACCGTCGCCTTCGCGCAGGAGACCCCGGCCTTCACCGAGCCGGTGCCCAGCGTCATGGGCTACGTCTGGCAGAGCGTCCTGAGCCTCGCGGGGATCGTCGCGACGGCGCTCATGGCCATCATCGGCGCCGCGGTCCAGGCGAAGAGCAAGGCCGGGAAGTGGGGCACCCTCATCAGTCAGCTCTGGGTGCTGGTGCAGGCGGCTGTCGCGCACGCGGAGGCTGAGCTCCGGCCCCAGTTCGCGAAGGCGCTCGAGGATGGGGAGCTGACGGCCGAGGAGGGCGCGGCGCTCAAGGCCGAGGTGATGCGGGTGCTGCGGGAGACGTGCGCCGAGCAGCTCGCCGCGCTGGTGAAGTCCTTCCAGCTGCCCGACTCCGCGGTGACGACGCTGCTGAGCGGCCTGGTGGAGCGCGCGGTCGCGCTGCTGGCGGTGACGCCGGTGCCTGGTGTGCTGGCGGGGACGGCTCCGTCGGCGCCGGCGGACAGCATCCCGGGCCCGACGCCCAGCCAGCCCGGGGGTGCGCGGTGATTGCCCTCCATCGCCTGGCCTTCCTGCTCGCGTGCGGCGTGGCCCTGTCGCTCTCGCCGGCCTGCGCCACCGTCTCGCCCACGAAGGCGAAGACGCTGGCCGTCACCGCGGTGGCCGACATCGGCGCCCAGTACCGGGCGATCAACGCGGGCTTCATCGACGGGTGCGTCTCGCACGCCTTCCCCGTCACCGTGTGCAAGCCGTGGGCGGACTTCAGCGCCGAGTTCGTCCAGGCGTTCGACCCCGCGGCCGACGTCGTACTGGAGGGCACGGACCCGGCGGGGCCGCAGTGGGCGGCGCTGGTGCAGCGGCTGGTCGACTTCGGCGCGCAGTTCGTCTCGCTCGCCATGCGCGCCGATGGAGGTGCCCCGTGACCGAGCCCATCCTGCAGTTCTTCGCCTACGAGCACCTCCCTGAGCGACTGCAGGCCGTCTCAGCCCCCTTCGGCGAGCTGGCCGAGGACATCGTCGAGAAGCTCCCGCGGAACGCCGAGCGGTCGGTGGCGCTGCGCAAGCTGCTCGAGGCGAAGGACGCCGCCGTCCGCGCGCTGCTCTTCAAGGAGTCCCCGTGACGCCAGAACTCTTCCTCTCCATCGCCTCGGTGATCCCCGCCCTCATCAAGGTGGTGGGCCTCACCATCGAGCAGGTGACCTCCTTCATCAGGGCGATGCAGGCGACCGCCGAACAGGAGTCCTCGCTCCTCGTCATCGCCCGCGAGACGCTCAAGGCCGAGCAGGTGCGCGTCCGCACCGCACCGCGCCTCGACCCCGCGCACCCTGACCAGCTTCTTCCCCCGCAGCCCTGAGGTGACCCGTGGCGATTCTCGTCTACCCGTCTGGCAAGGCCGGCATCATGAACGGAGGCATCGACCTCGACACCTCCGACCTCCGCGTGCAGCCGGTGCAGGCGGCCTACACGGCCAGCACCGCGCACGCGAACCTCTCCGACGTCCCCGGCGGCCAGCGCACCGGCACCGCGGCGGCGCTCGCGTCGAAGGCCATCATCACGCCCGGCTCGCCGGCCAACGCGCGCGCTCTCGACGCTGCTGACCTCGCGCTCGGGACGCTCGCCGCCGCGGGTAACGCGCTCGTCGTCTACCTGCACACCGGCGTGGAGGCGACGTCGACGTTGCTGGCGTACATCGACGGCATCAGCTGGACCGCCGGGCAGACGGTAACCGCCCAGTGGGACGCCAACGGCCTCTTCAACCTGGTCTGAGGGACACCATGAGCATCGTCCGAATGAAGTTGTCAGGCACCCTCTTCACCGCCGAGAAGACGGCCTTCACCTGCGTCACCGTGCACCGCCACCAGAGCGAGGACAGCGCGCACCTGGTGCCCGCGGAGGGCACCGGCGTCACCGGCAACCTCGACCTCATCCTCACGGGCGAGGACCTCGGCGCCCTCAAGGCCGGGAAGACGTACTTCCTCGAAATCACCGAGGACTGACGCCGTGGCCATCACCACGCGAGACGGCCTCATCGACGCGCTGGGCAACAACTCGTCGCGCGTCGTCATCGACAAGGCGTCGCTCGCCAACGCGGCCGCGGGGCAGTTTTTCTCGCTGTGGCAGTCGGCGGGCCTCCCGGGGGCCGGAGCCACGCCGACGACGGCGGCCATCCCGACCAATGCGACGACTGGGGCGATGGGTTTCACCCAGCAGACGCTGCCCGTCACGTCGTACATCGCGTGGCTCCGTGCCGTGTGCAGCAACGCCACCACCACGGTGGAGATTCACGACCGGGTCGCGCACATGGGCGGGCTCTCGGGCACCGTGACGACCGCGCAGACGGTCGGCGTGGACATCGCGACGCTGGCACTGAGCGCCGACCGTCGAGGCGATGCTAACTACTCCGACCTCCAGTGGTGGCTGGAAATCTACGTGGCGCTCGGTGCCACGGCGGTCAACGCCACCGTCAACGTTACCTACGACGACGCATCCACGGGCAACCTCGCAGCCATCGCGCTCGCCGCCACCCCGCGCGCCGGCCGCATGTACCCGCTCGTATCGGCCGTCGCTGGCAAGTTCATCAGGGGTGTCAACACTGTCACCCTCTCAGCCTCGACGCTCACCGCTGGGAACTTCGGCGTCACCTGTACGCGGCCGCGTACGGGCATCGACACCCTCGTCGCCAACAAGGCCGAGGCGATGGACTGGGCACAGCTCGGGATGCCAGAGGTGTCCAGCGGCGCGTGCCTGCAACTCATCGTCCTGTGTTCGACCACCACCACTGGCACCGTGCGCGGCTCGGGCAAAATCGCCCACGGGTGACGCGTGGCGCGCGACCTCCTCACCGGCCCTGAGTCGCGCCTCCGGGGCGGTGCGGACTGCTGGGACAACGGGCCCGCGGGTGTGCTGCTGTCGGCCGAGTTCTTCGGCACCGCGGCGCCGGTCGACCCCGTCACCGTCACGCCCGGGACGGCTGGCGTCTCGTGCGGGGCGCTGGCACCGAGCATCGTCGTCAACGTGCTCGTCACGCCTGGGACGGCTGGCATCACGTGCGGGGCGACGGCGCCGACTCTGGTGCTGCCCAACAACGCGGTGCGCTTCGACGCCGTCGGCGATCCGCCGCGGCTGGCAACGCTGCCCAGCGCTGTCCAGCCCGTCACGGTGCTCGGCTGGGTGAAACTGGCCGTTGACCGCAACAATTACTCGGCTCTCTTCTCCTACGAGGGCCCCGGGGCGGCGACGTACAACGAACTCATCACCGACGCTGACGGGACGACGCTCGTCCTCTACGACCACACGACGCTGCGCGCGACGCTCGGCACGATGGTGGCCGGGACGTGGCACAAGGCCGCGATGGTGCTTGGGAGCGGCACCGCTGACGTCTACTTCGGCACCGCAGGCACGCCGGGCTGTACGAAGCAGACGGTCACCTGCTCGAACATCGCGAGCGTCAACGCGCTCCGCATCGGCACCACGGCCGTTGACGAGTGGTTCAACGGTGCGATGCAGGGCACGCGCGCATGGAACGCGCTGCTCACCCAGGCAGAGGTGGAGGCCGAGTTCACGAGCGCGACGGCGGTCCGCACCGCCAACCTCCTTGGCGGCTGGTTCCCGCCTGACGTCACCGCCGGGACGGCCCTCGTCGCCGCCTCGGGCACCAACCTCACCGGC